GCCAGCATGGTGTCCAGCCTGCGCAGAGCAGACTGCATTTGCTCTGGGCCAAGGTCGAAGGCATAGGAGGCCAGGCCAATCTCATCGAAAGCCTGCTCAATAAATTGGCGCTTGGTCCATCCCATGTCATTCTCCTGTAGACAGTCTGTCTTGGATCAATTGTCCCAGCTTTTTGTCCTTTGTGCGACCATCAAACCTGATTCCAAGTTCTGTGGCCTTGGCCTCCAGCTCAGTGCGGGTTGGGGGCGCATCGTCCTGCGGTGCAGCTTGCACCTCAATGATTGGGGCATCAATGCGGGATGGGTAATACTGCTTGATCGCTTTGCGCTCAAGCATCGCAATCTTTTTGGCTTTGCGCTTTTGCAGCCGCAACTCTCGCCACGGGGCGAGAGTTTTGGTCTTGACGATTGCGGCTGACTTAATCATTTCATTTTCTTCATCGGCGCTTTGCTTGGCTTGCCTGCGGCTTTTGCTGCCTTGGCTGCCGTGCTGAGTGCCATTGCAACAGCTTGCTTTTGTGGCTTGCCCGATTTCATTTCCATCGCAATGTTCTTGCCGATGGATTTCTGAGAGTAACCTTTGGTCATTGGCATTTCGTTCTCCAGTTAAAAAAACAGGCCAACATCTCTGCTGGCCTGTCTTGGTTTAGCCGCCGATGCGGTAGACGACGAAGGTGTTAGCCGCAGTCTTGCGGCAACGGAAACGTGCAGATGCACCAGCCGTAGCAGCAGTTGCGGCAGAACCAACGATGGTTACATCAGTATTGACCGTGAGAGTCAAAGCAAATGCAGCCAAAGTGATGACGCTGAAGTCGAACGAATCACCAATTGCCCACTCAGTTGCCAGATCAAGGTTTGTACCTGTTGGCAACTGGATGTCACGGCTTGCCGTAGGCGTTGCAGTGATGATGCCAGTCAGCACGTTGGCAGCAGTTGCCGCCATCGAGCCGCCATCAGCAATGTTGGCTGGCGCGCCCTGGGGCTGCCAGTTGCCGTTGTTGCTGATGTCAGGTGCAACGCCCACCGAGTAGTAAGCGCCCGATGCACCGGCCTGGATGGTCACGATAGTGGCATTGGTGAATGCGCCTGACACATAGGTGGTGTTCTCGACCACTTGCAGCAAATCCTGCGAATCAGGGAAATTGGGGAAACCAACTTCCTGAAACACATTTGCTGGTGAGAAGGCCTGAACAGCGATTTTCTCGCCAGCAGGCACGGTAACAACAGCAGTGCCCTGAGTGAAAATTACTTGATAGCTCATGATGACTCCTTATGCTTGACCGAACAGCAAGATGCCAGACATTTCTGGCTGCTTATTGACCACACCGAACAAGGTATCGAGACGATACTTGGTTTTCATGGTGTTGACATCGTATTGCTTCTGCATGACCAGCTCGATGCCTTGGTCGGTGCTTGCACGCATCACTGCGACACCAGCATCAGACGGGACAGCGTAACGGCCAGGCAGAATCTCCAGCGCATCTTTCTGCCAGAAGCAGTTGATGGGTGCTGCAGCCACGTTCAGGCGCGTGATGGTGCGGCCAGAAGCTGGGGTCACGATGACGTTTTGATACTGCAACTCAGCGTCAGTACCGCCCTGGGCCGAGATGATCGGGGGGGTGATGACGCAGGTCGTGGCGTTAACCACTTGCACCACACGGAAGGTCTTGGCAAAGCCAGTCCCCTGTTTGGTGATGTGATGCACAGCCTCAACGCCTTGAATCTGGATCGGCGTACCGGCAGGCAGGTCAGTGGTGCTGGAGACCGTGATGGTCTGGAAGCGGTTGTCCACGTTCTGGGTCTCGCCGGTAGCAGCGGTCTGGGTTGCTTGCGGAACGTAGTAGTTACCGGCAGCAGCCAAGGTGCTCATCGTCGGGTCTGAACCAGTGCGAGCTGCGATGCGGTTTGCGTAGTCCAGCTTGTAGGTGTCAAAGCCTGCAACCATGCCGACATAAGAACGCTCGAAGGCGTTGTTCGACTTGTTGCCAGCAAAGCTGCGGGACACAGATGCACCGCCAGCGCCACCAGCAATGTTGCCAGCGATGCCGTTGTAGTCGCGTGAGGACAGGGCCATGTAACGATCAAAGGATTGGACGCCCTGCTCGTTCATGATGCTGTCGCACAGGGCCACATCGTCGTAGTCACCAGCAGCGGTGTTCACGGTCACGACCAGCGAGCCTTGGGCTGCGGCCACGTTCATGATGGCGATGTTGATGTCGGAGGCCAGCTTCTGCTTTGCAGCATCGCCCAGACGACCTTCTTGCAGGGCATCACGCAGCTCCAGTGCGTCCAGGATGAACGGCACGGACTTCTGGAAGCCGAGCGTTGCAGGGACGGTAAGCTGGGTGTAGGCAGTGAAGTTGCCGGTCTGATCCATGCCATCGTACGACTGTGCGATGTAGGGCTGGGGACGATAGATCACGTTGTTGGTGCGCTCCATCATCGAGCCATCAGTGTTGTAGATGGACACATTGCGGGACAACACCAGAGCATCGTTAAAGCCTTCGAGGATGTCCTCGAACGCAACGCGCTCTTCTTTTGAAAAACTATTAGCCATGATTGACTCCTAAAAAAATTACTTGGGTGCTGATCGTTTCTGCGCCCGATACTGAATGACTTTCGTCATGTTGCCAGTACGGGCTGCTTCTTCTCTCAGCCGTTCGAGGGTTGAGTCCACCGCACCTGAAGATCGTCCAGTTCCCGAGACGATACGCTCTGGTGAGGGTGCTGCTCTGCGATTGGTAACTTTCAATTCTTTCTCCAGTTTCGCTACCGCAAAGGCAAACTTTACGGGGTCTTTGATGTCGGACAACTCCTTGGCCTTCTTTGGGTTCTTTCCAAGTGCGTAGACGACAAGAGCAGGATTATCTGCACCTTGCAGCATGACACCTTGCTGGGTGATGTTGAAGAGTTCCAGGGCCACGGCCTCGGCATCCTCAAAATCCTTGACTCGCAGCTCGGCTTTCGCCTTGCCGTAGCCATCCAGTTTGGCTTTCCAGGCCTTCTGCTGATTCATAACTTCAGCTTCTTGCCTGGCGCTGGCCTCGTCGGCTTGTCGCTTGCGCTCAAACCAGTCGGCCAATGCTGCCTCGAATTTATCAGCATCGTAATCGTGATCTTCCAGTTTCGGCTTTACTCCCAGCACGACCGGCTTGGTCTCAGTCTGTGCGGTTGTTTGCAGCTTGTTCTGAAGTTCGCGGTTCTGACGTTGCAATTCTCGGTTCGTCTTGCGCAGCTCGCGTACCCATTCAGGCGCATGAGTCTGTTCTTCGGGAGGTGGCGCTTCCTCACCAATGCTGACAACAACTTCCTCGGTATCTTCAGTTTCTACCTCGTCAACGGGTTCGCTGACTACGATTTCCTCTTCTTCTACCTCGACTTCGCTGTCATCAATTTCTGCCTTTTCATTCATCTTCAACCCCATCAAACTCACCCATTAAAAACGGCTGGGTGGATACCGTTAATTACATTCTCGCCCTTTTTCTGTCATCTGACAACGGGCTGCACAATCTGGCCGCGCAATATCTGCTGCACGGCCTCTGCATTTGTGAGCGCCATATTCTGGGCGGTCTCGTCAACCTTGCCGAGCGTCTCCAGCGTCTTGGCTCGGCTGAGTTCCGCATCGGCCACGGTCTTGACGGTGTTGGCACGGGCCTGGGCGGCCTTGGCGGTGGCCTCCTCTGCCGCTGCCTGTAAGTACATGGCATTCGGGTCTTGGGGCTTGCCCTGCATCTCGGCCATGAGTTCCTGGGCCTCTTCCTCGGTGGGCTGGACCACTCCCATGCGCAGGAGTTTCTTGCGGAAGTAGGCGTTTGTATCGCTGAGGCCTTCGCCCTCCATGTTCATCATAGCCATTGCGGTCAAGACTTGCGCAGTCTCTGGGTCTTGCGTCATGGCAAGCATTCCGGTCAGGGCACGGACGGTTGCCTGCTTTTTGCTGCTGCTGGACGGGCCAACCTCGGCAATCACATCAAATGTGGCAGAGCTGAGATCGTTCTCCATGACCATCGCGCCTGTTTCTGTGTCAATCGCAGGCTTCATGAGTTCGACCACGCTTGACTCACCAGTTGGTGCAATGGCCTTCATCTTGCGTTTTTCTTCAACGTAGATGTCTCTTGCCATGCTCAGCCAGATTTCTCCGGAGCGTTTCATGCCCTTGGCAAAATTGCTCATGTAAATGAAAGACTGCATGTCCACACGAGTCTGGATCATCTCCACGGCTTTGCCAGACATGCCAGACACCATCTTGTCAGCCCCTTGTGGGTTGCCCAAAATTTCCTGCATGTCGGTCTCTGTGATCTGCAAGAGCGCGGCCATTGCTGGAGGTATCTGTGGGCTTT